GTGCTACGTCACCAACCCCGCCTTTTTGGCGGGAACCAATCAAAAAATGGGGGGGGCGATTTCAAATTCAGCCAATGGCAGACCGCCAGGTCACTGAAACGTCACATCCGCCGGCCATCTTAGGAGCGCCCATATAAAGCGGGTACCCTCCGAATGGCTGAGTTTTTCGCCGCGCGAGACGGTCGAGAGCGGACAGCTGTCGCTCTGAGCGACTGGGCGGGTGCCGGAGGTGAGTTTACACACCGGAGTCAAGGGGCCTATCGGGCAGGAGCAGTCTCGCGCAACGGGCAAGTATAGGGGTTGCTGTCCCTCTCTCTATGTACTTTCAGAGGCGGAGGCGATCCGTGTATGGGAGGAAAAAAGGACACCATCCCCGTGTGCAGCCCATGTTCTGGAAAGCGCCAGCGGAGGATGAGGGGGCCCGGGAGGAGAGGTGGCTTCGATCCGTGGTTGATGGGCATGCTGCTTTTTGTGCTTGTCGCTATCCTCTCGCTCATCTATCTTATGTACACGGTCGTCATAGCGGGGCGGCGGGACAGGCCCGAACTCCCCCCGCCCCCCGGTTCCAGGTGGCGAGCCCCTCTCCAGTGAAGCCGCGGCCTCCCCCGCCGACCCCGGCCAGCGACCCCCCGTCCCGTAACCGTGACAGCGGAGTATGGTGTGGCTCCGAAGACTCTGGTACACGGGACGCTGGCGACCCCGCCGCGCGCGGTGGCGTGGACGATTTCTCCGCCGAAGATTTAGAAGACCTCTTCCGCGCCGTCGAAGAAGACGCCGCCGGGTAAGGAGGTGGCGGAGGCGGGGGAGGAGACGCTACGCCCGACGGTACAGACGCAGACGCTGGGGACGGAGACGCAGATGGGGACGAGGCAGGCGCAGGAGAAAGCGAACTCTGGTTCTGACTCAGTGGAACCCGTACACGGTTCGTGCCTGCTCGATCCGTGGATGGTTTCCCATAGTCATCACCGGACTGGGCCGCATGCAGCACGACTACACCGCCCACAGCGAGGAGATCCCCGCTAGCTCCCTGTCCTTCGGGGGAGGGTTCGCCTATGCCAAGCTGAGCCTCAGGTTCTTCTACCAGGAGTACCAGCGGCACCACAACTGGTGGACCGCCAGCAACCTAGAGCTAGACCTCTGCAGGTACAAACACACCACCGTGCGCTTCTACCGCGACACGGAGCGCAGCTACATAGTGAAGTACAGCCTAGACACCCCCTTCACCATCAACTCCCTGACCTTCATGAGCGAGCACCCCGTAGTCATGATGCTCAGCAGGCATCATCGCCTGATACCCAGCCTCAAAGACAGGCCCTTCTGGCGCAAACCCTGGGTCAGCCTCAGACTCAGACCCCCCAGACTCATGCTGAACCACTGGTATTTCAGTCAGGATTTCTGTGACGTGGGCCTGGCCCTCATCATGGCCAGCCCCATCGACCTCACCAACATGTGGGTCGATCCCAACAAGCTCTCCCCGGCCACACACTTTCAGATCTTTGACCTCACCAAGTACAAACACACCTTTAGCATAGCCAGTGACAAAGTAAGTGAAAGAGAAAACACACTTAAGACACTACTGTCCACCAACAAAAATAATGAAGAGGTGTGCCCCGCCGGGCGCCACCTCTGGACCAGAGAGGCCAGGGACCACTGGAACTCCTGGCGAAAAGACAACACCAAGGGCTTTAGCTCAGGCAATTTATGTAACAGCCAAGCATGGAAACACAGTGGGCCCTACGAGACATTTAAACAACTAGGACAACAAGAAGTAAACGACAACAACAAGCTATACAAATCCATCTACTCAGGCACACCAGGCAACGACTGGACCTTAAACAACGTGTATGGCATGTACACATATACCATGCTCAGCCAGAACAGACTAGACAGTGAAATCAAGGGTCCCTACCAGACCATAGGCTACCACCCCCACATAGACGATGGGGAAGGTAACCTGCTGTTTCTACAGCCTCTGGTCAAGGGAGACTCGGTCTTTGACACGCAGCGCAGCAAATGCGCCATCGTGGACCAGCCCCTCTGGCTGGCCGCCTGGGGATACTGGGACTACTGTTCCAAGTACCTCTATCCAGACAAGACCTGGTTCTACAGCTACATGATCTGTGTCAGGTGCCCCTTCACCTACCCCAAGATGTACAGGTCGGGAGAGCCCAAAAAATGTGACGTCCCCTACAGCTATAACTTTGGACAGGGCAAGATGCCAGGGGGCATCTGGCCGCCGTCCCTAGACTTCCGCAACAAGTGGTATCTCTGCGCCTACCACCAGAAGGAGTGGCTAGAGAACCTAGTCAGCTGCGGGCCCATGGTCCCCAAGGCCTACCCCCACAAGTCCTACTCCCTGACCATGGGCTACAAGAGCAAGTGGCTGTGGGGCGGCAACGCCATTTACACCCGACAGGTCCAGGACCCGTGCAGTGCGGGGCGACACGAGCTTCCCGGTCCCGATCAAAAGCATGACTCAGTACAAGTTGTTGACCCGGGAACCCAGGCCCCCCAACTCATCTTCCATAACTGGGACACCCGACGTGGGGGCTATACGGACAGCTCTCTTAAAAGAGTGCGCGACTACGAGCCGCTTGACGAAACTCTGTATTCAGGGGCTCCGAAACGTCCAAGAAACGATGTCTTCCGGGTCCAGCTCAGCCCCGGGCGCGCCGCCGCCGCCGGAGACTGGACTTCGGCGGCGGGGGGCTCGGAGGAGAGATACCCGGGGACGGAGTCCGACCGCTGGACGAGCAGCGAGGAGGAAGAAGAGGAGGAGGAGGGAGTCTTGGGGTCGGAGAACCAGCAGCAGAGACCCCAGCAGCAGCAGCAGCTGGAACTCCGACTCCGAGACCGACTCCTCCGCAAGCTCCGCGAGCAGAGAGAGCAGCAGGCCCAGCTCAAGGCCCAGATGCAGCACGTCTTCTCTCGCCTGGTAAGGGCCGAGGGCAACCTGCACCTCGACCCCCGGCTCCTGTGATTCACCGGGGCGTTCAGGAGTCTTCCCTGCTGTTCCCTGAAACGCGCCGAGGAATCTCCGGGTTCGGGGCCTACTCGGAGTTCGCCCTGCAGACGGAAAGAGAGGTGGCCCAGGTCTTCCGCCGCTACCCGCGCCGCCAGCCGCGCCCCGGAGACGTCCCCTTCTACCCCTACCTCTCCTACCAGCACCCCAACTGCCGAGAGTCCCCCGGCCGCTACACGGTCACCTTCCGCCTGGGATTCAACCCCTTCTCAATAAACTAGGCCTGCGAGGCGCACTTGAGCGGAGTCTGTTTCTTTAAGTCGCACCGCTTCCGGGTTTGGCGCCAATGACGTCACGGGGGCGGGCCAAGGGGACCCGGCAGGAGGCCGCCTGGCGGCGGCCTCCTACCGGCAGGGGGCGCACCAAGGACCAACGAGGTTGCCGCGGGTCGCCGGCCTGACGGCCGGCTCCCCCCTCGACTCCCGACGGGGGAACGTCCGCGCTTGCGCGCGTCCGAACGGCACATCGCTCCGGCGCGCTCGCGCGCGCCTACGCTCCTGCCGATCCCCCTGGGAGGGGGAACTTTAATAAACAAACTCCGAGACGCCATTTGCCACAGGCAAGATGGCCGCCACCCCCTTTTCCGGGTCCGGGTCCCAAAAAAGGGGAAGGGGAATTTAAATTTTTTTTTCCAAGTGGGATTTCCAAAAAGCGGAAGTAAAAAAATTCGTTCCAAGGGGGGGGTTGCCCCCCCCCCCCGCGCATGCGCGCGGGTCCCCCCCCACGGGGGGCTCCGCCCCCCGGCCCCCCCC